ACCCACAAGAGTTCCTCATCAATCTCAATGATTCCCTTGCCTACTGAATCAGTTGAGCCAAGTGAAAGAGTTGTTGGGGAAGCAACGCTTGATGTTGTTGTGCTAACAGCAGTCTTGATGTAAGTACTACGGTCCTGCTGGAATGTATATCCCGCTAGGTTGACCAGTACTTCATCAATCATTTCTACAAGTTTTGTCATTAGGCGTTGATGCTCCTTAATGCAGCAGGGGCTGCAAGCCCAGTTGTTCCAGCAAGTTCATTACAGATACCATCAATGTCCTTGAACTTGTCACGAGTACGTGAAGATGATGCCTTAATGTTTAAGGCTCCTACAGTTGAAAGTCCAGTGGTACTAGCCCAGCGATTCGCAGCACCCTGCTCGTCAAGATATTGAGCGACGTTAGTGATGCCCGCAAGCCTATTAAGTTCTGCTGTAAGGCTGCTACCTGCTCTGCCGTATGCCATTGTTAACCTTCCTTAGCGTTTTGGTACGATTAAATTTGATTTCTTCTGTGGTTGGTTGCCACCAAAGAATGCTTTGTAGTAATGCTCATCGAATGAGAATCGCTTCATATGTGGAACGACTGCTCCTGTGTGGCACCAGACTGGAACTTCAGCCTTGCCAACCAAGGCGAAGAAGTAAATATCTTCACCCATAAATGTCTTACCTGTTCCGATATCATTGAAGATTGCAACGTCAGTTCCAACTGTCTCAATGATTCGGTCAATTACATTTCTGTGCATAAGCACAAATCCCATACCCGCTGCCTCGACCTTAATCATCTGGTTCTCTGGCATTGGGTGAACTCTCTTGATACCCACCACTCCATCTTCACCTTCAGCGAAGTTAAAGATTGTTGGCATTGGAATCATCAATGGTTCTTCGGGTGTATCCGTAGTGAAGTAAACTCCAGTAAGGATAGGTCGTTCAGTTACATCTTTGTTATCCCATAGAAGTTTGAACTTCTCTGGTGTAATCACAACATCTGAGTCAACCCATAGCAACCAGTCAGAGGTGTTGTTCTCATACCAGTATCGGATAACTCGTTCACGCTGTCGTGCGATTTGATTGCCTTGGCTACGGAGTGTTGTTGCAAACTCAACTCCAGATTTAAGCATAACGTCAGTGACGCCCTGCATAAACTTTCCATCTACCATTCCATTATCGCACCAGGCGATTGATACTGTCTCTTGCATTTGTCCCCTGCTTTCTTACTTAGTGAAGTTTTTTGCCTTGCCTTGTGCACTTGTCTTTGGAAGTGTTGCTGGTGCAGCCGCGCCTTCGCGGTAAACTGGATTTACGTTTCTTCCACCTTGTGTAGAAATTCCAGGTGTAGTACGTGGCAAACCAGATGAGGTCATTGAACCAGAGCGGTTCTGGCTTGACTGAAAACTTTCGCGTGTAGATGAACTTCCGCTAGTAATCTTGATAGGACGTGGTGCTTCCTTCATCTTCTGTACAGCCTTGTTCATTTCTGGATTCTTGTAAGCCATTTGATTCTCCTCTATTTTTTCTTTGCTCTTGCGTTGTCAACTAGATTTGGATAAGGTCTTCCAGCCTTCTTAGCCATTGCTTTAGCCTTTGCCTTTTGAGCAGGCGTAAGTGGTGTTGACTTCTTATTAGGATTCTTCTTATCCCAAAATGCTTTCTTCTTTTCCATTACCACTTCACCTTATCTGCCCAATATGCTGCACTCATTTTACCCTTAGCAATGTTCTTTGCGTGGCGTGCTTTGAACGAAGCCTGACGTGCTGTCGGCTTCTTATCGCCAGTCACACCCTGCTGACCAAAGCGAATAGTCTTAACCTGCTCTCCCGATTTAGCCACAACAACGTGTGACTTGGTTGGGTGATTAGGCGTACGCTTTGGCTTGTTGAAACCAGATACTCCTGCTCGCTTTAGTCGTGGGTCTGTCATTACTTCTTCTTTGCCTGGACTTGCTTGCCAGTTTTATTGTCGTAACGACGTCCCTGTAGGATTGCTCCAAAGAGTTGACCTTCTTGCTTTGTCTGCTTTGCACGTAGTGCTGTAGCAGCAGAATCTGTTCCAGGTCCTGATGTGTTTGACATCTCCTGGGTGCGACGATTAGCCTGGTAGACGTCGTTAATTTCCTTAGCGATGTTCTCGAAGTAGTTGAGTTTCTTAGCCATTACTTCTTCTTACCCATCTTCTTTGGCATAGCCTTCTTAGCAGCCTTCTTCATTGGCTTGCCAGTCTTCTTGGCTTCAGCCTTCGCCATTGCCATACCCTTTGGTGTGTATGCGAATTCTTTCATTCCTACTTTTGGCATTATTTCTTCTTTCCCATCTTCTTAGAAGTAGACTTCTTAACAGACTTCTTCATACCTGCTTTTGCTGAACCGTATTCCATCATACGTTCCTTCTTGCCTTCGCCCATTTCGTGCTTCTTGTTCTTGGCTGACATCTTCATTAGATTGCTCCCAGTTCTTTGAGTACTTCAGTTGTCTTCTTGTTTATATCTTTTGTCTTTGGCATTGTCTCAGAGTTGTAAGCCTTGCCCAATGTCGCTGACGCTTCATATGCTTGCTCAACGTGGGCACGTGTTGTACCCGCTGGTTGAATTCCTTGTGCTCTTGCATCCTTGTAAGCCTTGAGTTCGCCAGTCCACTTCTTGTCAGAGATATCTCTTGATGCATCTCCGACGTTAAGTTGTAGCCCTCTAGCCTTACAGCCAAAGCAGTCATCGCCACACTGAGTGTGGTCAATCTCTACTGTATCTAAGTCTGGGAACGGTGACTCTCTTGTTTCATCACAGAGTACACATCCCCACTGGGTTGCCTTGAAGTCGTGCTCAGGGGTGAAGCCCCATTCGAGTACCTTGCTGATATGTGTGTGCATAGTTGTCCCTTACTGTGCTGTGAAGTTTGCCTCTGTTACACCAACACCACCAGCGATTAACCCAGCCTTGGCTGTGTCATCTACTGTGTATTCGTAACCACCGCGATAAACAACACTGTAGTTAGCGAGGTCGGAATCTACTGAGTACCTTAGGGTTGAGTAGGTGCTACCAGATTTGACAATAGTTATTCCTTTGCGAAGTTTGGCAAAGTAAAATAATCTGTGTCCGCCTGATGGACCCTCAAGAGCATAAGGTGTCTTGAATGTATAGTTTGCCATTGTTCTCCTTAATGAACTTACTGATGAGGCTAGGTTTCCCTAGCCCCACCCGTCAATCAACTAAGCGATTGATGAACCTGATTCGATTCGGTATAGTGCTTCTTCACGGTAGCGTGCGAAGCCGAGTACGCCGTACCAACCCATTGGGCGGTGACGCATCAACTTGTCAACGACTGGTCCGATGACTACGTGTGGTTCTTCTGCAACTGCCTGTGCCATCGCCTGCTGTCCAGCAAGGATAGTACGGTAGACGCGTGCAGATGATGCACCGTCTGTTGCATTGTAAAGACGTGGTGACTCTACGAAGTATGCACCTTCGTAAGTTCCGATTTCTCCCGCCCAGATGCGGTCCTGTGATGAACCGTACTGATTTGGAAGGAGCCATCCTGCTGAACCTGTCTCTGCACGAAGGTCGTGTGAAACTTCTGGGTGGATACCAGCCCAGTAGAGTGAACCCTTACGTGCGATTGACTTGTTAGCACGCAACTTAGCAACAGCCTTGCGGACGTTTGCTGAAGAGAGTGTTGCAGCAGCAGTGATTGTTGCTGTAGATGTAGCAGTTGAACCTGAGTAGATTACGTTTGAACCACCGCGAAGTGTTGTCATTGCAACCTGGTCGATTGAATCTGCAAGGTTGAATGCGATGATGTTTGCAATCGCTGGGTCAACATCTGCAAGTGAGAAGAGTTCAAGAGCGCGTGTTACCAACACTGAGTTACCGTACTCGTTAAGAGTAATTGTAACTGTTGTTGGTGTAGACATTGCTACTGCGTCTGGGTCTGTATCTTCTGTGAGTGCAGTTGTTGCTGCTGATAGGTCAACGTAGCGCTGAAGCACAACTGTTGAGCCTGGGATTGTCTGGTTAGTAGGTGTCTTGTCAGCAACTGAACGAATGAGTGGCTCTGAACGAAGCGCGAACTCAAGAAGTCGGTCATATGCCTTTTGGACTAAACCTGCTGAACCCGCTGTGCCTCCGAGAGAGGAGGAACCTGTGGATACGTATGCATTTGCCATTTAAGGTATTTTCCTTTTGTAGTTAGAAACTATGATTGATTAAATTGGGCGTCCAAGAATCTGATAAATCTCTTCCGCACTCTGTGCTTGGTCGAGTCTCATATTCATATCTTCTGCCCTGTCAGGTGTTAGTGCACCTTGGGTCAAAGCATCCTGCTGACGTAATGCAGCAAGGTCTACTTCATTTGCCTGTGGTGCGTCCTGGCTTTGGGTAATCCCGAACAAATCTCCGTTATCTTCCAGCCAACCATTGATTGTCTGTTCGTTAACTTCGTCTAGGTCCTTGAGGATTAGTCGTGCAGCCTTGGGATTAACACCCTTTTGTTCTAGGACTTTAGCGACAGAGGACTCCTTATCCTTCTTAACGTATCCGTTAAGTTGGTCTTCGAGTTCCTTGATACGTTTCTCGTCACTACGCTTGGCTTTACGTAACTTCTTTAAGAGGTCAGTACCGTCCATATTAGTATCGATTGTTGTATCTTCGTCTTCTTCTTCGTCCCAGTAGTTGTTGCTCATAGCAACCATCCACCCTTCTCTATTAGTTAGTTCGCAAGCCTCAGGTTCCAGTCGGGGGATTGGTCTGGCTCTTGCTACCAGTCTTCTACGCCAATGGGGCTGGTAGGTCCATTAGGATTCTTTGTTTAGACTAAGCCGCTTCCGCGTGCTTGAGATGCAAATGATTTGCTTCCCATAGTTCCAGCCCTGCCTGAGTATCTTGCTGCTTCTCTCTCAGCGGCTTTACGGAACTTCTCTTGCTCAGTAACATCTTTATCTAAAATTGCTTTTTGAAGTTCACTTTGTACCTGTGCTGTTTTAACAGGGACTCGTCCTTCGATTTCTTGAATCTTTTGGTATGCATCAGTTGCCGCAGCAACCTGACCAAATCCAACCTTTGCAGTTGCAAAGTTGTAGCCCTGGGCTGCGTAGTCCATACCCTTAGCAAGGTCAGTTGTAATACCCTGTGCTCGTGCAGCACCAACAATGCTGTAACCTGCAATCTCTTTCTGCAACTGGGCTGCGCCCTTTTCTCCACCAATAAGTGCTGCTGCTAGTCCAGAGCGAGTAGCGGTTGGGAAGTTTTCTGCAAGCACTGCCTTGGCTTCTGCTGGAGCATTGTCGATTGCGTAGAAAGCATTGTTAAGAATACGTCCAACTTCTGCTACAGACTTTCCTCTACCAAGAACTTCTTTGCCAACAAAGTCTGGTGTCGCTAGGTCTGGCATACCAGCCTCACGGAGTATCTGTGCTACTTCGTTTTCTGATTGAATAAACTCAGCAACGGTAGGAACATCAATAAGTTTGCCAGCGGCAAGCATATCGTCTAGCATAAAGAGTCCTTCAAAGCGCTTAGTAAACTCAGGGATTGCCTTATCTACACGAGCCTGGCGGACTGCAAGGTTAATTGATTCATCAACAGTTGAGCCTGTCTTATAGAATCCAGATACAAGTTTGTATAGGTCTCCGACATAACTCTTGCTTGCTTCCTCCTTACCAAAGGCAAGGGCAAAAGTATTTCTAAAAGTGTCTGATGCGAGCATACGCTCTGGGGATATTGTTGTACCACCACCAGGTCCTGGGATTACGGTTGTGATTGGAGCAAATTGTGGAATCCCTAAACCTGTTGGCATTGCTGCACCTGCAGCATTAACATCACCAATTGCTTTTTCAATCTCAGTCTTTGTATCTTTAATAGCAGTATAGTCAGCAGACAAACCCTTGGTAATATCTGTTACTTGCTTTGCTATTTGTTCTGGCTGCTGCGCCTGTGCAGTAAGTGTTGCTTGACGTGCAGCAAAGGTATCCTTGGCAATAGCAATATTCTCTGGAGTGGGGTTCTTCTTAGCATTTGCTAAAGCAAAATCAAGCGCAGCCTGTACGGTACCCTGAGCATTGGAAGCCTCTTCTGCTTCTCTGAAACTTCTAGCCATATTAGACTCCCGCTCCTAAAGCACGAGCAAGCGCTGTTGCGCCTTGGCGTGCTGACTCATTTGCCCAACTTGTCTTCTCGGCATTAGGGTGATTCTTTGCAATTTGTGTTAGTTCAGCAAGGGTTGGTGCTGGTCCTTTTCCGTCAGGTCCACCAGCACGGGTCCACTTCTGTACAATCTCGTTGTCCATACCAATCGTTGACTCATCAACTTCCCAGTATTTTGCAAGCATCTTGATAACAGGTGAAGCAAAGTCCTTGGTTGTAGCACCAGGTGTTGTGTCAAAGCGTGACGCAAAGATTGGGTATTCTATCTTTGCTCTAGTTGTAAGTTCAGCCTTGAACTGGTCCATAGTCTTCTTGCCCATAGCAATATCCTTGGCAGCCTGCTGTACTTCAGCATCAGAGAAATTGAATAAGTCAAAGTCTGCTGCGATTTGTTTAGCCTGTTGAAGCGCCATCGCAGCCTTACCGCCTAGGGTTGCTGAGTCCTTAAAGTTAATCTTTGACCATACATAGTCCTTAGCAAACTCTGCTGGCTTGAAGAATGATGGGAAACTCGTACTAATAATTTTCTGGATATCGGCTGCTGTTGCACCCTTACCGACTGTAGTACGTGCTTCTTTAACGACTGACTCAATCTGCCTGTTTGCTTCTTCATTAAATTGCTTAAGAAAGTTTGCAACGTCTTCATCTGTAAAGGTTCCAGTAAACTGAGCATCTGCTGCAGATTGCTTCAGCAATTCTCTTGCAGATACTGGTGTCAACTTAACGTAGTTTGCTGAACTTACGTTAGAGTTACCACCAGCACCACCGCCGACGCTAGCGACAATGGCTGCAACAACCGCTGCTAATTCTTCTTTAGTCATTATTTAATCACCTTCATAGTGTCATCCTCAAAGTATCTTTTGAGTAAGTCTTGCAACTTAGGGTGGAATGTTGTCATTGCTGCATCGATTCCATTGAGGTAGGACTCTTTGAGTTTAGCCTTACGTGGGTCTCTGTCTGGAAGACTGCGATAGATTTCAACAACTGAATTTCTTATAGTAAGGAAATTCTCTACGTCCTGCCATAGCGGAGTTTTTCCGTGCTTCTTCATAAATGCTTTATCGCTAACGATGTCGCTTAAGGCACGGGCATATCTGAATGAGTTGTCAGCACCTATGCCTGACCCCTCTTTCTCAATCCACCAGTCTTCATTCTCTTTCTTAAGTTCAGTGTCAGCGTAGGTCTTAAGAGCCTTCTGCAACTCTGGAACTTGACGTAAAGACTTCTTGCCATACTTAGTAATAGCAACCTGCTCAAGAGCATCACGAACCATTGTGTACTTTTCCCAGGTACGATTAATCATACGTCGGCGTTCTTCTTGCTCTGGAGTAAGTTCAACATTGTTAAGCGTTGTTCCATTAGGTAATTTTGTCTTAGGGTCCTTAAGGAACTTATACACAGAAAGACTTGTCTCTTCTTTGCTTGAGTCAATATCTAGTGTGATAAGTCCGACAAGAGCGCCTGACTCGTCGATAGAACCCAACTTGTTAATAAGTTCTGCGTTCTCTGTCCATACACGCTTGTATGCTTCAGCAGTTGCTGGGATAAAAGTCTTTGAACTTGAACCAGAATAGGTAATTCTATCTAGCGGGAAGTTAGGAGATACGTTTGCTAGGAACTCATCTCCTGCTTTGGTAACCGCTTCATCACGAGTAGCACCCTGTGTAATGTACTTGTTTACAAG